AAGCTATTGATATTTCTCAAGACCCTGAGAATAGTGATCAAACAACATCAAACGTTAACGTACTCGTTAGAATCAACGCTCACCAATACAAAGGTGGAGTAGTTGGATTAACGGCGTAATAAGGAGATATAAACTATGGCGATAAGTAGAGCACAGCTAGTTAAAGAACTAGAACCAGGTTTAAATGCCTTATTTGGCCTGGAGTATGATAGATACGAAAATGAACACGCAGAGATCTTCACTACAGAATCTTCAGACAGAGCTTTTGAAGAAGAAGTGATGTTATCTGGCTTCGGTGGTGCACCAACTAAAACAGAAGGTGCTGCTGTTACATTTGATGATGCAAAAGAAAGTTTCACAGCAAGATATACGCATGAAACTATTGCATTAGCATTTGCAGTAACAGAAGAAGCGGTAGAAGATAACCTGTATGACAGAATAGCTGCTCGTTACACAAGAGCATTGGCAAGATCAATGGCTAACACTAAACAAGTGAAAGCTGCTGCTGTCTTGAACAATGGTTTTGACACTGCAAATGGTGGAGATGGTAAGCCTTTATTAGCTGACGATCACCCACTTGTAAGTGGCGGAACATTCAGAAACGAGTTAGCAACTGCAGCGGATTTATCCGAAACATCTTTGGAGCAATCATTAATTGATATTGCTGCATTCGTAGATGAAAGAGGATTAAAAATCGCTACTCAAGGTAGAAAGTTAATAATTCCAAAAGAATTACAATTTACTGCTGAGAGAATCATGAAGTCACCTCTAAGAGTAGGAACTGCAGACAATGACATCAACGCAATGTCGAGCATGGGTATGATTCCAGAAGGATATAGAATAAATCACTTCTTGGTTGATACTGATGCATTCTTCATTATGACTGATGCACCTAATGGACTAAAACACTTTGTTAGAGCTCCATTAAGAACTGCAATGGAAGGTGATTTTGACACTGGAAATATGAGATACAAAGCTAGAGAAAGATACAGCTTTGGATTCTCAGATCCAAGAGGAATTTTTGGATCTCCAGGCGCAGCGTAATTTTTAATTACCTAACTTTATAAAAGGGGCGGAGTTTACTTCGCCCCTTTTTTTATGTAAAATATAAATACCTAGAAATAATTATTATGTAGACTGACTAGGCAGACGGTATAGAGACTACATAATCAAAGCTATACAAAGGAGAAAATTATGGCAAACACTACGTTTAACGGACCAGTACGATCAGAAAATGGTTTTATTGGTGCTACTAAAAATGCTTCAACAGGTGCTTTCACAAATGTTTTTGAAATTAATTCATCTGGTCAGTACGTTGGAACACAAATACAAGGTCAAGGCGTTGTAGCAACTGCAAAAGTTAATGCAACTGCTGGAACAAATGAAGTTACATTTGCACAACCTGCAAGATCAATCATTACAAGTATTCAACTTGTATGTACATCTGCACCAACTGTTGCTTCAGGTGACATAGGTTTAAAAGTTGGAACTGCTACAGGTGGTGCTCAATTAGTTGCCGCTGCTACGGATGAAATTTTAGATGGTGGTACAACTGTTGCAGAAGGAGCTCATTTTACTACAACTCTTTTAGATACAACTGCAAGCGATGCTGCTCCAGCTTTATCTCCAAGAGTAAACACTTCAATTAATTCTACTAGAGATATATTCTTACAGATCACTAATACTACAACTGCATCTGTTCAAGGGTTATTTACTTGGATTATTGCATATAAAATATATGGTTAATTAATTAGTGGCTCCTTCGGGAGCCACAACTAAGGAGTACAAATGAGTTATAAAAGCGATATACAAGCTACTAGATCCACAGCGGCAGCTGGGTCTTCTGCTATCATTTCTCAACCTATAAGATTAAGAGGAATAATAATTGCATCAGACGGTACAGGAGCTGGAAACCTAGAACTTACAACTACATCAAATGCAGGAGCAACTTTGTTTCATGCAGATGTGCCATCTGGAGATGTGATTAATTTCAATTTCCCTGAGGATGGTATAGTTTTTCCAAAAGGAATTTTTTGTAAGACAAAAACTAAAGTAGCAGCTTATACCTTATTAACTGATAAATTTTCAGGTAAAGGTTTAACTGTCTAGGAGTTTAAATGAGTAGTGTAGGCATACAATCTAAAGGCACTAGTCCTATTTTGTTAAAAAATGGAGGTATGCCTACAAGAAGAAAATCAGCAGGTTACTATCGTCCTACAAAATCAGGAGCAGGCATGACACAAAAAGGTGTCATGGCTTACAGAAGAAAAAATCCAGGTTCTAAGTTAAAAACAGCAGTTACTGGTAAAGTAAAACCAGGTTCAAAAGATGCTAAACGTAGAAAATCATATTGCGCTAGATCATTAGGACAATTAAAAAGAGCATCTGCTAAAACAAGGAATGACCCTAATTCAAGAATAAGACAAGCTAGAAGGAGATGGAGATGTTAGATCAATTGAAAGAAATTTGGAGAAGAATAAATGCTAAAATAATCGCAACTCCAAATGAAATGCATGGTATTATTTTATTATTGATTTTAATAGTATTAATTTTAAAATAGACATGAATGTCTTACTTAAATGCAAACATACCCCCGATATATTGTAAAGTAAGAAAGGAATATTTATATGATTTGGATAAAACCTATAATAAAGATTTTGAAGACTGCGTGGTCTTTGGGATTACTTCGATCTCAGGACGTGCGATCCTTTTTAATATCATGTTACCCAACGGTGCGTGCTTTTGGAGGTTGCCTATCTCAGCGTTTTTCCAAAAATCGCATGATAGAGCCGATGTGCCCGATATGCATACACACGAGCTTGAATTGTGGAATTGTTTCAGTTATTGGCCTAGTGTTCATTGCTTTGACTGGCTGGCTGGTGTAAATGGCAAATTCTTGGGTATTGATAAAAAATTTTACAAAGGACAATATTTATTTACCATTGATTGGGCTCATCCTGATACCAACATCCTTAATGTGGAACACTCTGAAATACCTCAAGAACATAAGTGTGCGCATATATTGGCACTTGATAACGGGAATTATGCAGCTCAGCCTAATAATCGTATTTTGTGGCACATTAATAGTTTTACTACTGATAACTCTTGGCCAGATTACAAAGTTCAAAATACTTACTGGGACGCAGAGGATAGTGGACTGGTTACAGAGGATAGTGATAAAATGTTCTATGAAATGGAAGAAAAAACAAGAGATGAGGATAAAACTTACGAATGACTAACAAACCATTAAACATATCTGAAGAGGCAGCTGTACAAATGCCTATGAAGACGGTTGCTTCTTTAATCATCATTGTGGCACTCGGCACAATGGGTTACTTTCAAATTATAGAACGTTTGAATGTTGCAGACACTCGTATACAGATAATGGAGAAAGATCTTGAAGAGAATACAGAATTTAGAATTAAATGGCCACGTGGACAGTTAGGTTCATTACCAGCAGACTCAGAACAGTTTATGATGATTGAGGATTTGTATAAGACCACAGATAAATTAAATTCACACATAGAATCTATGGCACTAAACAAAGTTAATATAGAATTTTTACGTAAACAAATGGATAAAGTTTTAGTTGATATTGAAAAATTAAAAGATGCTAATAGAGATTTAGGTTATAAGAACGGAAATTATCAATGATAGGTTTGTTTTTTGCTGGTATTTTATTTACCTTTATAATGTTATCAATTTTAATATTAGCGAGGAAATATGATTGAAGTTGTAGTGGCTCTTCTTATGTTTTACAACGGAGAGATCAAGGAGCACTTGGTGCAGAAAAACATGGCTCAATGCCTTCGCGGCAAACGTGAAGCTGAGAGACAGTACAGTGAATCTGTATCTTATAAATGCTATAAAGGTAAAGCAAAGATAGAATTATATCAAGGCAGAAAATATATCAAAGCTTTAATATTAGAATGAATTTATCCAGAAACTTCACTTTATTAGAATTAACTAAATCAGATACTGCTATTAGAAAGGGTATAGATAACAATCCAAATGCAGATCAGATAGAAAAATTAAAAGCACTCTGTGAAAATATTTTACAGCCTGTACGTGATCATTTCGGCAGGGTCAAGGTGACAAGCGGTTTCCGAAGCAGTGAGTTATGTGTAGCAATAGGTAGTTCTGTAAATTCACAGCATGCACGCGCAGAGGCCGCAGACTTCGAGGTTTTAGGCGTAGACAACGCTGAAGTTGCTGATTGGGTTTATATGAATTGTCCAACA